TGCCGCTGGATGAACGCCTCAATCCGCGCCTCGTCGGTAGGCCAGATGCCCGACCGCCGCACGTCCTGTCCGCAGATCAGGCGAGCGTCCATCAGCGGATGAACCCCACGGCAGAGAGCGCCAACGCTACCGCCGTGACCGCCGTGGTGTCGGTCTCGTTGCGAATGTAGATCGAGATGGTGTCGTTCAGCACCGTCGGGATGAGTCCGGTCACGGAAAACCCATAGCCTTCGTTGGAGTCGGCAAGGATCGCAGACACGTGAACATTGGCAAGGGGCGTGCCGTTCTTGGCAATCGTGATGCCGAAGGTCTTGTTGTTTGACGCGCACACTAGCTCAACGTTTGCCGTGACAAGCAAGACCTGATTGACGGCTTTGGTCGCTCGCATTTCGTTGTTGGAAACCTGCGAGAAGCCATCTTGCCCAAGCGAGGTGTCAAGCGCCGTCGTACCAGCGAGCTTGACGTAGGTGTTGGTGGTGGCAAACGTGGTCTGGGCCGTGGATTGCAGATCAACCTGACCTCGGCTTGGGAACAGCGAGACCACCGCGTCACGGATGTCCTCGGGCGAAATGAGGCCCGTCGTGTTGTCCGGGAGTTGCGCGAGAAGCGCAGAGAGTACCTTCGGAGTTTCCGCCATTAGCTGTAGCCCTCGTCAAAGCCTGAAGAAAACGCATCCGCCGCTGGGTTGATGAGATGCACCCCGTCCGCCACGCTATCTGGGTCCGACCCTGTGAACAGGCCGTAGGTCGTGGGGTCCACCTCCTCCAACGTCAACTGCTTGCACATCAACTGCCGCAACTCAATCACGCCCCGCACAAAGTAGATTGGCGTCTCGTTCTCGTCCTTGACAATGCCGAACGGGTTCACATCGACGTAATCGGCAACCGTCGCCACCAGCGAGGTGCGGCTATCAATATGCCCCTGCGGTGAACCGGCAGGTGTGAACTGGTCCGACATCGCGTCAATGCGTCCCCAGTACGTCCCGACCCGCGTATAGACCGGGCGGGCAAAGCCGTCGGCCCCGTCCTCCGCTCGCGTGAAGAACTGAAGCCGCCGATCCAGAAGGCCGGGTGCGATATACATCAGCCAGCCACCGCGAGCTTGAACGTCCGCAACACCTTGAGGACGCGAGCCGCCGTATCCCGCGAGACATCCCAACTGATTGACGTACCCGCCGCCGTCTCGGTCGAGGCGTTCGGGGTCCGCTTTTGATAGAGGTCAGCCGCCAAGTCGATGATGCATTGCGACAGAACCGGCTCTATTTGCGCGTAATCGCCCCGCAGAGACAATCCGCAGGAGGTGGTAATGGTGTAGGGGCCATACGGGAACGAGTACCCCGCGTTGGCGTAAATAACGCCCGAGGACTGGTTGATCGTGTAGTCGGTTGCTGGGACGGTCGTACCTTCCGAGTCCACGATGGTCGCTGTGGTGCCAATGGGACGCTTCGGGAAGATGAGCGACAGGCAGGGCTGGGGGTCAATCGTGTCGGCTCGGTCAACCGCCGTGGTATTGACAGCGGTAACCGGCACATCGGTCCAGACTTCCATCTGCGCCTTTGCCCGAGCGAGGAGCGCCGTCAAGAGCGTGTCCTCGGCGGTGGTCTCGATGCGAAGGTAGGACTTCAGATCACTTACGGTAGGGAGGGCCATTGCGCTTTGCCTCGGTCAAGATGTCTGCGTACTTCTGCCCCACTACCGGGTAGTCGTGGTAGGTCCGAACGTACTGATGCACTCGCTCAACTTCTGCCGCATAGAAGCTACGGTCTCGGACCAGTTTCGCCAAGACCTCCCGCAACTGCGGTCCATCGTTCGCCACCGTCCACGGCACCGGAATGCCGAGCTTCACCAGATCGTTCTGCGCCTCGGGGTCGCCCGCGATGACCGCCTTGCCCATCGCCGCGCCCTCCAAGCCTGACCCCTGCATCCCGAGCCAGAAGCTGTCGAACACCGCATCGCAGGACGCCTTGAGCCGCAGGGCCGCGCCGTGTTCCATGTTTTCAATCAGCACCGGCTCGATGTCGATGCCCTGATGCATCTTGAGATAGTCGCACGCATTCAGGAACTCCTGCGTTCCCTTAATCCGCCGCATCGTTGGGCTGTGCGCCACGCGGAAGGTCTTGGACTTAACCGTCTCCTCTTTCGCAATCTGCTGATAGTCCGAGACCGGCATCGGGATCGGGAGCCAATGCTTGATGCCGAGGCGGTGATGATAGGGCCGCGCCCCAAAGCAGATGGCGTCCATCCGGTCATCGTTACCGCCGTCATTCACGCGCACCGACCCCGCCATGTTGCCGGGGTCCACCGACCCGTGGTAGGTCAGCGCCTGCATCAAGCCGTCGCGGGTTCCCTTGCGTAGCTCGTTCCGCAAGACCCAGTAGTCCATGTGGCTATGCACCACATCCGCTGTCTCGTAGAGTAGCTGGACGGTCTGCGCGTCAACCTCCGTATCCCATTGGCGGAGGTCGCAATGCTTGTTCGTATGCCCAAAGCGAACCAGCGCCGACACTACACCCGGTACCACATTCGCCGCCGAGTGGTAGCGGTAGACCGAGGAGCCGGGATCGTAGGCCGTTAGCTGTAATACCTTGAGCGCGGACGGGTCGTAGGGCGTTGCCGTGTAGTGCGAGGCAATGAGACCCGGAGATAACACCCGGCCCACACTCGCCCACACGCGGTCAATCTGCTCCCGAGACGCCACCACCCCTCCGCTAAATAGCTCCTCGGCCTGTGCCGTAAGGAGCGTCATCTGTTGCCCTTTCTGCCACACCTGTCCGTTGATCAGGGCCTTGACACGGACAGTGACCAGCATCTCTGACGGAAGCGCCGAAGCGGAGGGGGTGATGGCCCCCTCCGCACCGACTGTCCGCTTGGCTCTCGGCTTACGCAGAGGCCGTGTTGTCCAGCACGACGAACGGGCTATGCTCGTCAACCTTGTTGCCCGACGAGTCAATCGCGTAGGCATAGGTCGAGGTCGGGAGCGGGATGCCCCCGGCGCGAGCGACGAACCGGTACGTGGTGATGTCGTTCACGAACTTGTAGTGGATCGAGGACTCGACCGTGAGGGCCTGACGAAGCCCCATCGCGTAGAAGTCGCCGTTCACCAGCGCCACATCGCCCTCGGTCCCGAGCGTCGGGAGAAGGTCCGTGACAATCACAGGCAACCCGAGGAGGGTCATCTGCGGCTTGTCGCGGAGATTCGGGATCCACGTGACCATCGTGTTGTTCGTGGTCTGCATCGCGAACAACTGCGCGAGGACACGGCGGGAGATCATCCACACCGAGTTCGGCCCGTGCGTGTGACGCTCGTACATCTGGAACGCATCACGCGCCTTGAACTCGTTCGCGGTCTGACGCACGACCTTGAGAAGCGCCGTGTTCGAGGTGTTGAACGCGCCGAGCGGCTGGCTCGAGCCGGTGCCGTCGATGGTGATGTCTTCGTTGATCTTGTTGATGACCTGCCCGCCGACGGCGGCAGTCACCTCGGCGGGAAGCTCGCCGGTGAAGTCATCGCCGAGGAGTTCGTCGCCGAACTCCGTCACAGCGGCGTACTTGTACATCGTGAGGAGACGCTGACCGAAGTTCGGGTCACGCTCCGGCTTGGTCGCACCTTCGCCCACGATGGTGACGTTCGCAATCTTACCCGCCATCGGGCGGTTAAGGGTGGACGTACCCTCGTCCTGCAAGAGATACGGGATACGGAGCGAACGGCCCGGCACGTTGTACCGGCGGGCGTACTGGAACAGGCCCGGCTGGGCATTGCTCACCGAGAAGATCTCGGGAACCTGCGAGAGCGGGAGGAGGAACTCACCACCGTTGGTCGAGCCGGTGATGGTGCGGGTCATCATATCGACCGTGCGAAGCGCCTCGGCCTCCTTCGCGTTGGCAGGCCCCTTCGCCACGGCGCGAACATACGAGCCGATCGAGGGGAACGCCTTGACGAGAACCGAGCGGACCTTCTCGCTCGCGTCCTTCATGCCAGCGAACTCGGTGCGGTCCGACCCGCTCACGTCCATCCGGGTGAGGCCCTCGTCGCCACCCTGACGGGCGATCTCGGCATCAGCGGTGAACTCGGCGGCAGACTGCGCCCGCATCTCAAGGGCGCGGATGTCAGCGGTACGCTTCTCAACTTCGTCCGCCGTGAAGCTGGCGGTCGGGTCCATCAACTCCGAGCGGAGCTTGTGAGCCTGCTCGCGAAACTCGTTCGCGGCACGGTTCTTGGAAACAAGTGGGGCCTTCATGGTAGTCAGTCTCTCTTACTTGGGAACGATAAACGTCGATCGCACCGCCTTGATGCGATCCTCCATCTTGGCGTACCGTGCCGTGCTGTCCGTCGAGGTGGGCGTATCCAACACCACAGGGGCGTCAGACGAAGCCGTCTCGGTCATGGTAGGCGTGGGCTTGTACGTGTCCAGCAATGCCTCTCGCGCCTTGTCGGATAGCGCATCCAACGCGGCACGGGCGGCAAGTAGCAGGAGTTCATCGTCCGTGCGCTCGGGCGACTCCTCCTCCTCCAACTGGTCAATCGGGTTGACCGTCTCCATTTCATCAGCGCGAGCCGCCGCGATTTCAGCGCCCGGCACGGCTGGCATCGGCGTGATCGACACCTCGCGCAATTCGATCTCGGTGAACCGCTCAACGGGCTTGCCGTTGACGGTCACCATCTCCGAGGCACGCGGGATGAACCCGATGCTAAACCCCGTAGACGCTCCGCTTGCCAAGACCGCCTTGACGTACTCGAGCGCGGCCCGTCCGTCAGCCGTGTCGAAGATGTCGGCGGTCATGACGAGCGCGTCCCCCATATCCTGCATCTCGGTGACCACGCCAACGTGCGCCTTTGAGGTGCGTTCGTGATCCATCAGGAGCGGAACCTTACGGGCCGCGACCTTGTTGTTGATGGTCCGCTTGGCAGACTCGCGGGCGAACATCGTCTGGTAGCTGTCCACCACCTCGTAGGTCAGCGCCACGCCCGACACGCGCCCAGCGATACCGGGCGGGAGGTCAG